CAATATTTGATGACCCTGCGCGGGCTTTTGTTGTTGGTGCTTATAATTGGACTTGGGACAATGAGCCAAACATTCATGTAATGACAGATGAAGAAATTGCTACCGAACCAGTGCGACTGGAACAAAGGCGACTGACTATGTGGCAGAAAATTAAAGATGAGAGAGATCGCCGCCAGGCCAGTGGTGTAAAAGTCGGAGAGAACTGGTTCCATTCCGATAATTCTTCAAGAATTCAGCAGCTTGCATTGGTTATTTTTGGTGCAAATTTACCAGAAAATATTATGTGGAAGACGCTCAACGGCGCATTTGTTGAAATGACACCGACTTTAGCAGTTCAGCTATTTCAATCATCTGCTGCCTCAGATATGGCAATATTTGCAGTAGCCGAATATCACAAGGCATCGATGATTCTTGTACCTAATCCGGATACTTATAATTATTTAACCGCTTGGCCACCAATATATGAAGGGAGTCATTTACTATGAAAAATTTACGTAAAAACTGGTTTCAGAGATTACAGGAGTGGGCTATTACACAAATGGCTAAGGTCACATGGAAGACGCGTGATAAACTATCCGAGCAAGAGCTTAGTGAAATTAGAAAACGATGTAAGAAGGACTATTACATAATTGCTACACGAAAAAAGAATTATTTGTCCACTTTCTTTATTGTATTAGGGCATTTTTTGCTTACTGGTAAATGGGGATATTTCTCTCATGTACTAATGAACCTCGAAGATGCGGTCCGCGATGACTCGGATTTCCGCTTTATTGAGGCAACAGGTAAAGGTGTGCATTATTCGACATTTACTGAGGTATTTAGTACAGTTCAGTCTGTAGCACTTATTGTACCTACACACATGAGCATGACAAACTGGACAAAGGCTCTTGATAAAGCAAGGACATTGCTTGGCCGACCGTACGATAACCTTTTTGATTTAAAGAACGATTTAGAAATTAATTGTGTTGAATTAATCAGGCTTGCATTACAGGAAACGCCCGACTATGATAAAAATTTTGCAGAATTTGAAAAATTAGCAAAGCGAAAGAAAAAGTTGACACCGGACATGTTTGTCGATTGTCCCGATTTTAAAGTAATTTACGAAATTAAAGAGTAATATGTTGAGTCAGTATACTCTTAATTTTGTCTTCTGACTTCTCGTTACAGAAACTTACTTTAGCACCTTGATGCATGGGCTTAGGCCATTGTCCGAGGTTGACCCAGCAATACCCGCAGCTCTCGTCGTTTAGTTCTGGGAGAAATTCTTCTTCGACTACACATACAAAAGAGTAGTATCTAAAGTGACTATCCTTACTGTGATAAACATCAAATGGGTATATTTTTTCTATATCGGGGACAAAACCCATTTCCTCAGATAGTTCTCTGAGAAGTGCTTCTTTGGGCTGCTCGTTTTCTTCTACCATGCCGCCCCATAAAGACCACTGGTGTGCATGCGTCTTATGCGGTGCCCGCAGGTTTAATAGGACACGTCGAGTCTTAGTCGATACAAAGATTGTGCCTACACCTGTTTTATTCGTAATTTGAGACTGTTGTACCATTTGGCGCCTGAATTATGTTGTCGATGCGCCAATACCCTTGACTAAAAGTTCCGTAATATGTATAAGTCCAGTCAATGCCGTTAAACGTGTACTGAGCACCGTTTTCATTATTTACCAGGTAGTTTAATCCTGAGGAATTTTGCGAATCAAATATCACAATCCAGTCAGTACCGTTGTATTCTATGACGTCGTTTGGATACGCTATTACTGTCTGCCCCCACGGACTGGTTGGTACACCGGCCGGAATTGCAGGTTCCTCGCCAACGCTATATTGCGAAGTTAGTAGATATCGTTGTCCGGCTGTAGCAACTGGTAGTCCGCTACCCGGCCATACTTCGATAGGGTCGATAATCGCCGAAATAGGTGCAATTGTGTTGGCTGGCAGGGTGTCTATATCCGGTACAAAGAGTAACACATTTTGTCTAACCGGGTCCTGCGATATTGTCCCAATAATGTCTGAATCAGATACATCGAGGTCTGGATCTAACTTCAGTCGTATGCTGGTAATGTTAGGAGTTATTTGGCCGTATTGTTGTATTAGTGTTTGCCAACTAAGTAATAAGTCAGCCTCGCCGTTAGCATTTAACAATACTATTTCATCACCACCTGCAGTATTAGCAACAGCAATTTTATGATTACCGACTGTAGTAACAATTTGAATCGGTATACCCGAAAGGCATGTCCTAAATGGATCATATTCGTTTGTTTCAAGATTTCTTGCAGCCTCGACTATACCCGGGCCGTCAAACACACTAGTAACAATCTCGGCAATGAGCCCACTTCTTTTAAGTTTAGCAGGGGGATTAATCCAAATAGGTACCTTAAACTTAAATGTCATAACGTCTTTGTCTTCCAGTCCGCCCTGAGGTATTGACCTGTTAGTGAATGTGTAGTCTTCGAGCCAAACTTCAAAAATGCTTGTCCAGTCTAAAATATTACTATTTTGTTGAAGCTGAATAGATGGATTAAAAATAATACTTAGTTGTTCAAATATTTGTAACTTAGTAACAATATTCGGAGTCCATACATCGAGTTTTAGGAACAAGTCATACGGCACCGGCATGTATCTATCGACATCCTGTCTGACGCCAGCCTGATCATTATATGTTCCGGTTAGAGGGTCAAATTGTCTCTCAACCGTTGACACTTTACCGACATATTGTGTATCTTGTCTCCTTGTTGGTGCCATTTTAATGGAGTCGATGTATGCACTAAACATTGGGTTTGGTAGCAATGTATTTTCGCTTGCACCCTTGATTAGTTGAGCAACCATAACCGAGGGGTCTCCATACATAATGGGAACCCTTTGAATTGTATACAGTCCGTTTGCATCTGGGCCGTTTCTAATCTTAATATCAGTAAAGATACGCATAAACTGTACAAGGTACCTGCGTATCTGATTGTCGAAGAAAAAATCCATTTTATTCCTTAGTTAGGCTTTGTCTTTGCACGTTCATCAGCAATGGCAGACCTTGCTGCCTCATCAGTTGTTACTCTTGTTTTCCTTGCAGAGTACAAGTCTACTTTCTGTTTAACGACCTGGGAGATGGCTTGTTTTTCTGGAACAACAGTGCCGTCTGAAAGTATTGTATCTTTATTGTTATCGATAAAGGTATCAAGTACCCGATTGTATGCAGTCCAGTGTTTCAAAACATCTACCTCGATTAATTTATAGCAGTTACCTTGTTTCTGAAATAATCTTTCAGGGTAATAATCTATTCTTAAATAGTATTGTCCATCAGTCATACCGGGCGGGAATGTAACACCTGCCCCGACAAGTGGCCCTGCTGGTACTAAATTTTCTAAATTATTAGTTGGTAAGTTAGGTGGAGATCCGTCGCCACTAAAGAAATTACTTCCAATAATTGGATAACCAGTATCTGGGTCAAGATAGATATACAAGTTGGCACTTTCAAAAAACTTTGGATCAAAGAAAACATTCTCTTCCGCCTCGGCAATGATACCATCGGTAATTCCGATAATTTTACAAAAAAGATCTAATGAGTTTTTAATATCTGGGTTACATCCTAATCCTGGGTTACCGTCTTTATCCGATGTTTCTGTAAAACCCTCTGGCATAATACCTATACCTTGTCCTACACCACCGGCAGTCTGCCCTGTTGCAGCCTGGTCAATAATTTCTTTAAATTCAACAGAAGCAGTCATTAATTTTGCCCTTACTAACCAAATATGCGGATACCATTTAGGGCCGTACCCGCCTGCTGCATACAATGCATCTTGCACAACATAGTATCTATTTATGCCGACTGCATTGTCAAAGATAGGAACATCTCGGTACGTAGGGAATTCTAAAACATCACCGGAAATTAATTTTCTACCGAGTGAATCTATCATATCATTAAAATGAAATTGAATCCTGATAACATCGGAACTTAAGAATATACCAAACTGTGATAAATCGTAGTTTACATCTTGCGGCTGATGATGACCTCGTAGTTCGATAACATCTGGGTTATATTTTCTGTTATTGTTTGTTAGAAATAGTACATCCTGTATAGTTGTTAGCGAAGTATCTGTATTCCCGGCAGCGTCGGTGGTTGGACCTTCGTACATATGCACAAGAATTCCGTCCCCGCCAATTCTGATATTTTCTCCAATAGACCTATCGGTGAAATTAAAATCGTCACCCTTAACCGGATTCCATAGTGATATTCTTGGCATAGTGCTCCTCGTTTTATATATTTACCAGATAAATACAATAAAAGCAAGAGTCAATGATTCTAGATGGACATACAGTTGACAGATAATTGATAAATACAGATACTAAATGACTGTGAATTATCACAGACAGGCAACGCCTGAACAGGAGAGTATATATATATGGCAGTTACAATAAACGCCAAAGGAACTAGTGTATCTAGTTTTTCGGTTGGTAAAAACGGTACAACGATAAGTCAGGCTGGTGTAATTACGCCGCCAACAGGTACAGACTTAACTATTGCGCTTGATACTGATAAAAATTTAGTAATTAATGCAGGTTCGAGCGGCCCTGCATTAATTACAGCATCGGATAATCAGGATTTACATATAAATCCGGCAACAGGTGGCGGCCAGTACTTAGTATTAAATGCAAATAGGTGGCCGCCAGCTGACGGTACCTCTGGGCAGGTTTTAAGAACTAACGGGAGTGGTGTGTTATCATGGGTTACCGCAACCGGCACAGGAACAGTCACAGGTGTCTCGGTTGCCACCGCAAACGGTTTTGCTGGTACCGTTGCAGATTCAAGTACGACTCCTGCAATTACAATTTCTACATCTGTAGACGGCATACTGAAAGGTGATGGCACGAGTATTGCGGCTGCCCTCGCCGGCGATTTCCCTGTATTGAACCAGGACACTACCGGTAATGCTGCTACAGCAACAACAGCAACCAATGTAGCATACTCGGGACTAACCGGGTCAGAACCAACATGGAACCAGGACACTACCGGTAATGCTGCTACAGCAACAACTCTTCAAACATCTAGGACTATTTCTGTTACCGGTGATGCAGCATGGACAGTCAGTTTTAACGGCGCTGCGAACGCATCAGGCGCATTGACACTTACTACAGTAAATTCAAATGTAGGTTCATACGGATCTGCGTCACAAGTTGGAAGCTTCACTGTCGATGGTAAAGGTCGGTTAACAGCAGCTTCAAACATCACAATTGCACTCGCAACTTCGGCTATTACATCTGGCACCTTTGCTGATGCTCGCATCGCAGCTTCAAATGTTACACAACACCAAGCTGCTTTGACCATTCTAGAATCACAGATTACAAATGGTGCTCTTCTTGCGCGGAATGCCGGCGATGAATCAATCACTGGGAATTGGACATTCACTAATGCTATCAGCGCCTCGGCTGTCCCGTCTCTCGACCAACACGTAGCTAACAAAGCATATGTTGATGCAGTAGCAGCTGGGCTGTCGTGGAAGCAAGCTGTTAAAGCAGCAACAACAACCAACATCACGCTGTCTGGGGCACAGACAATTGACGGCGTTTCAGTCGTTGCTGGTGACCGTGTTCTTGTCAAAGATCAGACAACCACTTCGCAAAACGGCATCTATACCGTAGCAGCTGGTTCGTGGGTTCGAGGTGCAAATATGGATGCACCGGCTGAATTCGACGGTGCAACGGTGTTCGTGTTGAGCGGAACTATAAATGACAACACTGGTTGGACACAGACAGAAATTGTTGCTACCGTTGGGACAAGCCCAGTACTATGGTCACAGTTCTCAGGATCAAACACATACGTCTGGGGCGACGGTATTTCAATTACTGGGAACACAGTAAATGTCGGTGGCACTGCAGGCCGAATTGTTATTTCAACAGATGCGATCGACTTGGCAACTGTTGGTTCACCGGGCACATATAAGTCAGTCACAACTGATTCATATGGTCGTGTAACATCAGGCACGAATCCAACAACACTTGCCGGATACGGCATCACTGATGCAACGGCTTCTTCACACGTTGGCTCCGGTGGTGCAGCGCACGCCGCAGCAACTACGTCAGTGGCTGGCTTCATGTCATCAACGGACAAGACGAAACTAGATGGAGTTGCAACTGGTGCTACAGCGAACAGTGCTGATGCAACGCTTCTTGCTCGTGCTAACCACACTGGGACACAAGCATTCTCGACGTTGACCGGTTTGCCGACAACACTTGCTGGGTACGGCATCACTGCAGGTACAACTGAAGCTGAAAAGAATGCTACAACTGCTATTGCTACAACAGCCTTTGTAGATCGTCTGCGCTCAATGAGTACTCCGACTACATCTGGAACTGGCACGCTGGTTATCGGTGATCGTGGATCGTTGGTTATTGCTACTGGAACTATCACTATTCCAGCAAGCGTATTTGCTGGTCTTGATGTTGTCACGATCTTCAACAACACCGCTACAACGATCAACATTACTCAAGGCTCTGGTTTGACACTCCGATTGCCAGGAACAGCAACAACCGGTAACAGAACTCTTGCTCAATACGGAATGTGTACGGTAGCATTCGCATCGGGAACAGTGGCAGTTATTTCTGGTGCAGGGATCGCATAATGGCAGGAATTCACAATATTTCTGTTGGTTCGTTTTTTCCGCTAGCACCATCAACCTTTGGTTTTACAAAGACGATCAGCGCGAACACATCGAACTATAACTTGCGGACAGATGCAATTGCAAATGGATGGAACCAAGTTCTTCCTTTACAAGCGAACATCACGATTGCCGCAGTTACTGTTAGTGCGACCAGCACAGGCATTCACGCATTTGACCGATCTGGTTCATTCCCTGCTGGCTCGTCTTTGAACCTCGTTAACAACGGGAACATCATTGGTATGGGTGGTGTTGGTGGCGGAGCCAGTGCTGCTGGTGCTGGTGCAGGGCCAGCGCTGAGTCCAGGCCTTGCTTGCTCTATTACTAACAACAACCTCATTGCTGGCGGCGGCGGTGGCGGCGGCGGTGGCGGTGGTGGCACCGCGCAGGGGCCTTTTGACAAAGGCGGAACTCCTATTTATTATTCTGGCGGTGGCGGCGGTGGTGGCGGCCGCACTGGTGCAACGAACACCGGCGGCGGTGGCGGCGGTGGCCCTGCAGGCAATGGCGGTAACGCCGGCGGCCCCGGCGGAACTGGAACGATTAACGGTCCTGGAGGCGGTGGTGGCGGC